AAAGGTAATTCAACTTTTTCAAATTCCAAAATTTTTGTTCGGGGTGAAAATTCGAAATTTTTTTTATAACCCCCCACCCCATCGTATGCATGAGAGAGGAGTCCATTCCTGATTGCAACCCCTTGGGAAAATTGACGAGTCGGGGTATCCTCCCCATTGCTCGTTGTCAGGATGCAAGGGCATCCTGTCCAACTCACAATTAAATTAATTAAAACTATGGCTAATTCGCCTAAAATCGCAGACACAACTGCGCAAACAAATGAAGATTATGTAATCGCAGACGCAATTGATGTTCCTACGATTATTGAATCAACTCCTACTGTTGAGACAGCATTACCTGATGGTATGATTCGCTTGACAGAGGATAAATTGATTGGTGCGTTCCAAGTATCTGAACGCACGTTCCGTCACAAAGAGACAAAGAAAGACGGAACAAAGAATAAGCTTGCAGGTGAGCAGTATTGGTTAGTAAGCTATTCAGCTTCACCAGGTGCTGTTGCTCGCACATTCGCTGTTGATAGCGAAAAGTTTGTTAAAGCCATTGAATTGTCAGACTTACACGAAGTAGTGTTAGAAGAGCAAGAAAATGGTGGTGTTAAGTATTTGCGCTTGAAGAGTTTCTTCACAGAGTCGCAACACCTTAACATGCTTAACTTGCAGGACAGAAGTGCTGAAATTAAGGAGAGAATGGCTGAACGCAAAGCAACTAGTGCTTTCCGCTTAAAGGCTATTCAGTCTATTGATTTATCAGCAGAGGCTTCGCCTGCTAGTGAGAGCTTGATGAAAGCTCTAATGCAAGGAGTTTAGTAGTAAATAGGAGGGCCTTCGGGCTCTCCTTTTATTATTAGATAATCAAATGCTTTGCATTTGTTCCTTACAGGTAAGTATTGCTTACGCTCAGTTGCTTTCGCATTAGTATTGCTTACGCGTATCATATGAAATATATGTTATTCATGGCAATGATATGTAAAAAAGTTTTTTTCTCTATATATATAGAAAACTTTTGTGTGATGTTAAACAGTGGAGTGTAACCCTTGTATGGTTATTATATGCTTAGTTGTATAAGCTAGAATGGGGTTAGTTTAATTTATATAGCAATAAGTCTATACATATAAGAGTTTGTTCTCTCTATATATAAGTTTAGTCTTTATATATATATTATTAGTTTCTTATACATAGTTAGTATTATAGTATTGACTACGGAATTTTGTTTCATCCTTTAAATAATAAAGACATGAGTGGCATACAGACAGTGAGTATAGAACTTCCTATACATGATATGGAAGAGTTTGATACATATATAGAAACACAGATTAGAGAATATAAAGCTTATCTTAATGTTATGATGGAAGATGAGTCTGGTTATTATGAGGATGATGATATTTCTAACACAAAAATGTTGATTGATCATTATGAAGATATATTAACAGGATTACGTTCTACATATACAGATAAGAATGGTACTCTACGACAAGAGCTTCTTGATGTAATTTAAGTTATTGTCCTGAGCATGACATTACACATAGTAAACTGCTCATATTTAATGCATCATTCTATCTTCCCAAGGGATAGCAATTGTAATAGGTTGTTAAATAAAAAACATATAGCACATCTGTATGTCCTATTACAATTGAATGCAGAGGGGATATCATGGGTGTTATTACCCTTGTTTACGAACTAAAATAAAAATATGACAGCTGGAAAGACAGCATTTTTTATTCACACAATCAAACCCATTATCACATGGAAAACACATTTTTAACAACAGAACAACAGCAAAGGCTACTTGATCTTAATTGGTCAGTATTTCCTAATGGTGCATACATTATACTATACAACGATGAGATTTCTAATCGTGCATGGTATCTATTATGTAAACAACTAGGAGTATCGACTGAAGTAGAATCAATTACAGTGCTATGTGCTGGAGTTCAATAAACAATTTAAACACACACAATCAAATGAAAAAGTTATTATTTATCGCAGCTATTGCTACTACATTGTTTAGTTGTAACTCTAACACGCATACTATTATATTACCTAATGGTGCCAAGGTTGAAGCTACAAATACATCACGCACTATAGAATATGGTCGTGGTTCTACAGTTTGTATTGTTAAGACTAATACATCACGCTGGATTATATGTTCAGATGGTGAAATGTTAGACACTAGTTATGTTCGTTCTTATAATGAGGATGGAAAGCTTAAAGTTTATACTGTTACACATAAAATAGGTAAAATCTCTAGCTATTAGTATTATGAAATCAATGCGTAGAATTCAAATGGAGTCTATAGTAGATAGCCATAAAAGAAAATTAAGAAATGGTGCTTTGATTATTCAAGGCTTGTCTATGTTTTTACAAGTAGTGTGTTTGGTTGGTATATTTACCGATCAAACACATTGTGAAGCATATTGTATTGCTTTTACATTTGTAAGTGTAACAGCATTATTTGGAGTATTGATGTATCAACAACATAAGGTAGACTTTAGAAATAAGTCTATCTATTAATCCTCTATAGAAATGAAAATATTAGAAAACAAAGTTCTTGTTCTTAATGTAAGAGAATACTATTTATTCAGGGAGTTGTTTAAATGGTCTTTTATATATTTTGGGTATTGTGCTGGTAGCATTGTTATAGCTGCTGATTCACATTTGTTAAGCTTATTAGGATATTAATATGAAAAAACTATTAGTTATCATCATGATGTTGGGAGTAGCATCATGTGTAAAGGATGATCAAGAATCTAAAACTGTCAATATAGAACATAATGATAAAATCTATAGTGTTGGAGGTAATACTATGATAAGTAGTTTTGCTGCTCAAGAAGTTACTATTGATGGCTGTCAGTATCTATATATTTCAAAAAGTAATGGTATAGTGTTAACACACAAAGGTTATTGTTCTAATAGTATTCACATGCACCAATAGATTATGAGAAAGAAAGGTAGGTCTTATATATTATTACCACTGTTAGCTATTTCTATAAATGAAGATGGTGATAAAGAAATAATGTTCGGATGGTTTAATTATACATGGAGCATTATATTCAATTAAAATCTTTTCTGTATTCTTGTTACGTTGGAATAACTAACGAGAAATGATTGACTGACGTAACAAGATGCAGAGAAAAGGGAATAGTCAGGTGGTGGAATTGGTATACACTAAAAAACTGTACTGAGGTTAAGCGATCCTCACGTTAATAAAAAAATTGATCAGCGCAGAAGTGCGGTAGCTTACAGGTTCGAATCCTGTCCTGACTACACTTACCTATCCGAAGGTTATGATGAAGCATCTTGTACCGTATGTTCATAAAGTAGATAGGAACGGTACTATTTAGTCAGGTGGCGGAATTGGCGAAACGATATACCGTGTACGGTTAGAGGCAAACGGAAATAAGTCCTTCTTGCAGGTTCGAATCCTGTCCTGACTACGGAGAAACAGCAATCTCCCAATATGGCATCCAGTCCGTTAATCTGGAGAATCTGCTTGACAGCTGGAAAGACAGCAATTTGATCAAGTAGCATAAAACCAGGATACAGACTGATAACGTGTACACCTGTAGGTAATGCAATTAACGCTTAATTAATGGATGATGGTTCGAACCCATTCTTGATCACTATGTGTGCACAGTTAATAGATCTGGCTTATTAAAACTATTATTCCTCAGCATGAATTAAAACTGCTTTTTAAATTATTTATTCAAACAATCAATTAAAGACATGAAATTATTAATACAATTACTCGTAACACTATCTGTTACATTCTTTGTAGGATATTTAATTGGATCATTTGTCTATTGGGACTTCAATGGTGGTAATTGGCCTTTAGAGGGCAGACAAATACTTGCGGTAGCAATAGGTTTTACTACTTGCATTGTAGCAATGGGTATAATATCTAATAAAAGTGAATACAAATATTTTTAATATAGCATTATGAAGTGGATTTATAAGTTTATGGAAGTTTACATATGGTTAGTGATGGCTATCCTTATGTTAATAGCATGTGTACAGCATATACTTGCTGGTAATACATATACAGCATCTGGAATATTATTTGCAGGCGTTATGTTTTTGTATGTATTTATAAGAGAAAAGAATAGGTTTAATTGATTTTCATAGAGGTGTAGTTGAAAGGGCTGATGTTATACGTCAGTCCTTTTTTGTTATTCCTCATAGACAAGAACATTTATGGAAATATTAAAACACGGAGATGAAGTTAGATTTAGAGTTGGTGATATAGTGCTAGGCTATAAAGTACGAGATGATCATATGTATTCTACTGATTTGTATGATAATCATGTAGTATTTGAAAAGCTTGGTTTAAATGAAGCTCAGAAAAAAGATTTAGCTACTCATTACTATGGTTACGCACAAACTGGTGGTGATTGGCCATATTATCGTAGAAATGATTACAAAGCTGCTACAGAATTAGTTAAAGCTGTACATGATTTATGTAATAAGTATAATTTAGAACACACATGAGAAGAAGAAATCTTATGTTTATAGTTGCATTAGTAACTGTAACACTGTTGATAACTATAGGAATGGTTAGCAACTACAATAGTGATAAGAAATACACTATTCAGACAAAGCACGCAGTTTACCACACTGATTCATTCAGACTGTATGGTAAAGGTATTGTCTTTGATGAAGATCATAGACAAGTTATAGTAATGGGAGATTTTGATATAACATCTAAAATAAAATAGATGCAAGAGTTTATTATTCAAGTATCATGCTTTCTATTGGGAGTAATAGTAGGTATGAGAATTCACAGTTTATTAAGTAAATGAGAGCAATTTTAATTGATGCATGGGAAAACGATGTAAGGGAGGTTACAATCGTTGATGAAGCTAGTATGTTACAACAAATGTACGAGCTTATTGGATGTAGCACTGTAGAATGTGTACATCTACCAAACGGTAATGACCTATGGGTAGATGAAGAAGGATTATTATTCCTTACACATAACAGTAGATTCTTTCAGTATAAGGATGTAATGCCTATACATGGAAGAGGATTAATTTTAGGGTTAGATCGTAACTCAGGAGAATGTAAGAGCACAAAGCTGAAACTGGAAGATGTTACAGACAGTGTTGACTTTTATTCTATAGATGAAGTACGAGAACTAGTTAAAACAGAGTATTAATTTTTAAATAACACACAAATGGAAAAGATTTTATTTAACCACGATGCTGCAGGGCTTCGTGAATCGTTTATGTTGTCAGAAGAACGTTCTGATAAACTGCAGGCTGCAATTGTATTTGAGTCTATTGTAGCTCATACTATTGTTGTAAAGGACTATGCTGATGAAGATGATGCACCTCGTGTACTACGTACAAAAACAGGTGTATTGTCACGTACATTACAGTATGCAATGGATGAGAAAGAAAGATTATTCTTATCATTCATTTTTATTAATAGACATGAAGCTATTAATAATGTTATGTCTGCTTTAACAGCATTAGAGAGATCAGTGACTGATTCAAATCTTAGAGAAAAACTACTTAATGCTGGAGAAGAAGCATTTGGTGGTAAAATGACTTCAGAAGAGTTGTTAAAACACTTCGAAGACACAATGCGTAAGAAAACACGTCCATTGAAACCTCTACAAAAGCTTGTTCGTCAAGTAGAGAATTCTAATTATGACTTTCACTTGTTTAATGCCATGATTGATGAAGATGAATCATCAGGATATGCAATGGAAGTTATAGAAGAATCTTTAGAAGTACTTAAGAATCTATCAAGATCAGGTTTATTTAAAAGACCTGAAAATGAAGATGAAGATTAATTTGTGTGTGTAAAATGAGGATAAGAGAGCAGCATCAACCTAAATGTTGCTCTCATTCTCTAATTAAGCACGTTATAGTTTAATAATTAATTCAATTAATAACAAAGAAATGGAAAAAGTTAAATATTTTATACCTAACATACAGGTAAGGTGCGTCACTGCATATTGTAGACTTAGTGAAACTGCTACAATGATAAGAGATCTTGATGAAGGTAATGGAGTTGAGATTAGATATACAATAGATAATCATCTAGATGCAGCTCGTATTGGTCAAGATGATTGTTATGATCTAGAGTTTGTAAATTCTAAAGATGAGTTATTACAGACAGCTATGGAACGTTATCCTAAAGGATGCACATTTATATCACGTGGTGGAGCTACAATAGAAGATTTTGATCCAGAATATCCTTATTGGTCTGATGATGATTTTATTTATATCTGTTCAAGAAATTATGGTAACATTATTGTTTACGAACTAGATGACAATAAATGGATGGATGTAGTTTCATCATCACCATCTAAATCTACTATTAATGTAGGTGATCTAATCAGAATCAAACATCAGCGTAAGCGTACTGGAGAAGCATATTGTAATGTAAAACCTCAAGATAAGAAATATGCAACTCACAATGGTTGGGCAGCACACAATAATGTAGAAGCTCATGTAATAGATGCTTATTATGCTGAGCATTTAGACAACTGGTTCTATAAAGTAGGTGTAGATGATTGGTATTCAGAAGATGCTATTACGCCTGTGGAACAAGCTATACCAGACCCAACAGAAGATATCACTTCATTTCCTAAAGAAGGACAATGTAAGACAATAGATGTACAATTGATGGAATATATTCGTAAGACTAGAACTCCAGAAGGAGACCAATCCTTAAGAGACCGTGCTAAAGCATTGTGTTGGAATGAGAAAGGATATTGGTTTGTATCTCGTAGTTCAAGTAAGACAGAATATACACTTGCTCAGTTGTTAAATTTTATCACACAAACCCCAAAAGAAAAACCTATGGAGCCACAAGATGCCCAACAGTTTGATTACACACCACAAGGTGGTTTTCAATTAACTCTTCCTCCTGAGATTGTAGGAGCAGCATTACAACAAGCTACACAAACTCATTTCAGAGAGTCTGAAAAGAAGTTTGAGAAGCATCGTGAAGATGTAGCAGCTCTTGTAGAGAAGAAGAAGCAGATGATTGAGACAGAATTATATCAGAAGTTTGAAAAGACTATCGGATGTGATTTTGTAGAGTTCAAGACAAAAGTTGTAGAAGACTATTTAACTTCTAAGCAAGTTGTTATTGAACTAGGACAAGAGAAGAAATATGAATTCTCTCTTGAGGATAAACATGAACAATTACCAAAGATGGTAACATTTCTACAGTTGTTTAAGCAAGCTATGATTGTAGGTCCATCAGGATCAGGTAAATCAACTATGGCTAAGCAAGCAGCTGAAGTTATGGGACTACGCTATGGTGCATTCTCTTGTAATCTAGAAGCATCTAAGTCAGAATTAGTAGGTTTTGCTAACATTGACGGTTATGTAGAGTCTTCATTCTTAGATTTCTATGAGAACGGTGGTGTATTCTTGGTTGACGAGTATGATTCTATGTCTCCATCTATTGCTGTAGTTCTAAACGCAGCTTTCGATAGAACTGGTATGATTGCTGTACCAAATCGTAAGGGTAAAACTATAGCCAAGAAGCACAAAGATTTCTATTGTATTCTGGCAGGTAATACCTGGGGTTCTGGTTCTGTAGAATATCAAGGGCGTGAGATGCAGGATGCTGCATTCTTAGATCGTTTCAAGATGTGTCGTATCTTCATTGATTATGATGAGAAGCTTGAGAAGAATATTGCTGGTAAACACCATAGTTTCTTTAAGAAAGTTCGTAACTATGTCAACAAGAAAGTAGATGGTGAGAACTTCTCAACTCGTTCTATGTATGATGCTGCAATGTTATTGAATAATGGCTTTACACATCAAGACATTCTAACTATGATGTCTGAGCATTGGGATGAAGCATTACGTAAAGACTTAATTAGCACTGTAGCCTAATGCGTATAGTCAAAGAAGAGAAGAAAATTCTTCACATGCATTTTGATTCTGTAGATGATTTCTTTCAACACAGTAATGCAAAAGAGCTTTATGAAAAAGGTGTAGACCATTTACCTGATCGTAATAGAACTCACATTAGAGAAATCGCTAAAGGAGATGAAAAGAGTTGGCGATATGCAGAGGAGAAAAACAAAGATCAGTTTGAGAAGACTAGATTTGATCCTACTAAAGGTAAGAAAATGTGTTCAGATGCTGTTAAATCAACCATGGCTGATAGAAGCTATAAAAAGTTGATGGCTAATGCTATGACATATCGTAGAAAACCTAAGTTTCAGGATGTAGGATCTAGACTATCTGTCCCACGAGCTATAGCTGGTGAGGATAAATACTTTGTTAGTCTCAAGGCTGCAAGAAAACCAACAGTGAAGATTGCTATTAACATTTGTGGGAGTGCAAGTGTTAATGCAGAAGCGTTTGCTAGAGTGGCACAAACAGCTATTCCAACTATTTATGCATTGGAACAAGCTGGTATCACCACTGAGGTGTATTATTGTGCATTCTCATCTGGAACTCATAATGGTTTCAAACACAGTCAACTAGCTGTAAGAGTTAAATCAGCCCAACAACGATTCTCATGGACATTATTTGCTCCAGTGTTTTGTGTTGGTAGTTATAGAGATAACATCTTTACAGCATGGAGTAATTGTGAAATTGGAACTGATTATGGTTTAGGTAGACCAATGACACAGGAAGATATCGAGAAGAATGGTAACTTCGGATATGATTCTGTAATTGGTTTAAATGCTGTAGGTCCAGTAGAGAATGTAGGCTCTATTTTTAGTAAAATAAAGCTTAAAAAGTAATTGGTTAAATGAATAATGGTTCAGAGAACTCTTGGATTATATCCTTGAGTTCTTTTATTTTCTCACACTTTAAATTTTTTACAAATGAAGATTGCAATTGAAAGATCAGGAAGATCATTCTTCCTACACGCACTGCATTGGGTAGTGTTTGGTTTGTATGTGTACCAGATGTTTACAAAGGAAGACTATTTAACTAGTCTGAATTGTGCAATTTGGGTAGGTATCGCTTATGTACGTTTTCTACAATTACAAACATCTGAAGCTAGACTACAGATGTTAGAAACTGATATAGCAAGAGATATCATTGGTGGATTTGAACAGTTCATGAAAGATAACAAAGATGAGCTCATTGGAGATCTTAAAGAAAACAAAGTTGTTAAAGTTAAATTAAAAGACAAAGATGAAAAAGCAAATTAAATTCTTAACTGATTTAACTATTCATGCTAGAGATTATGTAAAACGTGCAGATATTGCACCAGTCAATAATTATGTTGACTTCGGTGGTGGTCTTAGAGCTTATTGCACAGATGGATATGATTTCTTTGTCATGTATTATGATCTTGATACGCGACTAACTGTTCATAATTTAAGAGGAACAGATGAAACATCTATTAGTTTTAATACTAATTTGACGGATAAAGATCTACAAACTATGTATGATAAAACATTTGCTATCTTATTCGAATATGAAAAAAATCAAGCTGATGTATTAGAAAAACAAAGGATTGCACAGATTGCAGAATTAGAATCTAAATTAGCACGTTTAAGAGATTTATAACATGGGATATCAACCTGTAAAACTAATCTACAACTCATTTCAGCCTCCACAATTGGAGGTTGGAATGCTGTTTGCTATGAATGTCACTATAAATGAGCATTCATACTTGCATTTGAGAAAGCTTGAGAAGCTACCACGGGATATTGAAGAATATCTACAGCATAACGGACTACCTGTTAAGCCTTATTTTATTAGATCTATAGATTCTAATCCAGATGTTGCACCAGAGGTGGTAGCATATCCAGATCAAATTGCATATTATGAGCAAGATGGTCAACTGTTTGATTTTACAGTTGATGACATGAACTACATTAATATAGAAGATGATGGATATATCGGATTATACTTTGATGATGAAACAAACCAACCTGTATTAGAGGATGGTCGTGTTGTAGTCACATCAATGGATAATATATTCGATGCAGATGATGAAGATTGGGAAGAACACGATCTAATTGATGATTGGGACGTTACATTACAAGACGGTTTAGAAGAACTATAGACTTATGTTAAAGCACACATACATGGATGCTGCCCAGAAGAAAGCAGTAAGAGAGTTCTTAATAGGACACTTTAAGTTTAAGAACATAGTTGGACTAGCAGGTCCTGATATCAATGAGTACATTGAGTGGTGTAAAGCCAAAGGTTACAATGAGTTTGAAATATTTGAAGCAGATCCCTCTACAATGGTGTCACAACTTGCTAAACTAAATCAGAAAGTAAGAATGACATTTACGTATGGAGATATTCTAAAAGCAGATTCATCAAAAGAAGATACATTGTATGATCTTGATTTCTGTGCTAGTGTTCGTTATTTAAGAGAACATATAGCCAAATTCAAAGACCATTTTATTATGACGTTTAGCACAAGAATCGGTATCCAGGAAACTATAGATACATTCTTCAGTGCAAGAAATGAGAAAATAATAAAATCAGAGGAAGTGTTCGAACCTCTACCACATACAGTGTTTACAACAGAACAAGGTAATTATTTATTCATCAAGTATTGTGACACATCAGCAATGTGTTGCTTTGCAAAAATCTAACAAATCATGAAAAAGGAAGTAAAAGTAAAAAGATCAAAGTTTTTTTATACAGAAAAAGAAATTCAACAATTACAAGATGCTATCAATAGCAAAGAGTATAGAAGCGATTTTAAATTAGCTAAAGTGTACTCAGAAAAATTAAGCAGATCTATAGATACTGTTTATAGTAAAGTACGTGAGCTAAATGGTAAAAAGATTAACAATAAGAATAAACGACCAATCAAAAAAGTTGTAGAAACTCCTGTAGCTAAAATTGAAGTGATTGAAGAGACAGTAAAACCATTAACATTACCACAAGGTATGACATATCAAGGTAAGGCTAAAAAGGTAGAGCTTCACGCAGATCATTTCCGTGTATATTTTTAATCTAAAAACTAAAGTTATGTCTATTAAAACACGCGTAGGTAGAATGGTTGAAGTAATCAACCAAAATAAAAAGAAAGGCTCTGCTGATACATATCATTCTGTATTATTAAAGGCTGGTGATACAGTGAGAGAATTTCTATTTACAACAGTTGAGCTAGATGTAGCCTCTTCACGTGCTCGTAAGAACATTGAGGATACATTAGAGCAGAGTTTTATTTCTAAAATTATAGATTAATTCATTAGCACTACGGGAGAGATCTCGTAGTGCTTTTAAATCACACAGAAATGTCTACAGCTAAAGGAACAAGTTATGTCACCTGCTATCATCCAGAGAACGATGATTTGTGGTGTGAACTAGAAGTAACATGGAAGCACACAAGCGAACCAGCAGTTATGTATTATAGCGATGGATCAGGTTATCCTGGCGATGAATCATCTGAGATTATAGATTCAAAGATGATTTCATATTGTGGTGAACCAGTACAACAAATGGTAGAACCACATTGGATTGATTGGAATAAAGTAATGGAAGATTTAGATCCCGAAAACTTAGATTAATATGTCAGAAGTAGAAAAAGCTGAGGAGCTTATGAAAACCTTTGGAGATGTTGCATATGATGCAGCACAACTCGCACAAGATCAGTACGATGAACAGGAAAATCCTGCTCAATTTTTATTTTGGCACAGAGTTAAAATTTATATTCATGCACACAGCTAAAATCACTGTACAATCAACCTTTGAGCATATTGACAAAGAGTTGAAAAAGGAGTATCTTCGTGATAAAGAACGATACTTAGAAAAATGGGGCTTACGAGTTATTAAAACTAATACACCTAAAACTGCTTTGCAAACATGGCAATAGTAATAGTAATTATTACACTCATCTCTGGGCTCATAGCCTGGAGATGGACTGTAGGAATAGACCACATGAACACACATCATCCTGATTATAAAGGTGATGATTTATTTGGAGAAGATGAGGAATAAATTGGAAATGTACATAGAGAATAAACTATTTAGAATAGTTCTAAAGATGTTGAAGCTTGTTGTATGGTATATGAAAAAAACAGGATGGAAAAAATAATTAGATCCAAACATGGATACGAAGAATCAAATACCGCTTGTCCATGGTGTGAACATGAGCATGATGTAAGAGTGTTAGACAAAACATTCAAACGCTCAGGCAATAAATGCACAATGCATTCAACTTGTGATAAATGTGACAAACGTGTGCGGTTACAACTGCATAAGTTAGGTCATTATAGTTTCTATAAATATATTGACTATAAAAAAAGACGCAGGGTTAAAGATGGTTGGCAACAACAAAGATTTCGTGAAACAATAGATTATTCAACAGAATTTTTAAAAAGCTAACATGAGAACAATAACTAAATCAGTAATTAAACTATCAGAGATACCTGAAGAATTACACCAATACATAGTGGCTGGATTCGATGTTCATACAGGACATAATGTTCATAGTTACCTAGAGTTTCACATTGGTGATGATGAGCAAGATCCTTTGACATTATGGTTACTTGAGAAGTATCCTACACTAAAGCGTAAGATTAGTTTCCTTATTCACATAAATGTATAAGACAATGGAAAAAGAATTTGCAACATACGAGCAAGCATTAGCCTTAAAGGAATTAGGGTTTGATGATGATGTGTTAGCGTGGTATGATGCTGAAAATAAACTACTAAACACAGGAAGTTTATGGCAATTATTTAAAAACGATGATGATTTTGTTCTTGCCCCGCTTAAACAGCAAGTATTTAGATGGTTTAGGGAGAAGCATGAATGGTATGCTAATTTGTCAAGTTGGATTCATGAAGAAGAGATTGGCATATATCATGAGTTCGAAATATATGGAACTCCTAACTCAGCTCATGGTAGTATTCCATTTAAAACCTACGAAGAAGCAGAGAATGCTTGTATTGATAAATTAATAGAAATTTGTAAACAACAAAGCAATGACTAAATATACATTTGATGAAAAAGAACCTGAAATTGGTGAAATAGTTTCACTTGTGTGGGAAGATGGTTCAGATTGCGAGTGTATTTATTATCCACTTGATAAAACAATATTACCATTACCTACGCACTGGTACTACATAAATAAACAACAAGAAAATGAGTAAAGAAGAAGAATACCCAGAAGATGTAATAGATGGTAGAGGTGAAGATGATGGTTTTCTGTCATCTGTTATAGAAAAAGCAAGAGCTTTCTCAGATGAGATAGTAAGAATCCATTCAACCTTTCATCCAGGTATGTCACAGGAAGAACTAGACCGTATCAGAACAGTTGTGGAAGCCTATAGTTTTGTTGGCTTCAGAAGAGGTTACTTAGAAGGTTTTAATGATGCTAAACAACAAGACAATGAGTAAAGACAAATGCGTAATGTGTGGAGTAGAAACTCTATATGACCTATCAACACATGTTGATTATCGTTACAACTATGTTGATGGTATTGGTCAAATGTGTAATGAGTGTTACGGAAAAGGAAGTAGTCCAAAACAACAAGTTCTTATTCCACAAGAATACATTCATATGTTTCCTAATGATGCAGAATTAGGTGGAGCAGTGAGAAAATTCTATAACGAACACTACAAGTAATGCAAGTTCTAATCTATGACATCGAGACTATGCAGGAATTCTTCCTGATGAATGTCTGCGATCCTGAAACCAAGGACTGTCACGAGTTTATGGTTAGCAAATGGCATAATAATCTTGATGCAATGGTTAAATTCATTGATGATCATAAAGATTTCTATTTCGTTGGCTACAATAATCTACGATTTGATGCTCAAGTTGTAGAATGGATCCTTCGTAACTATGATAATTGGCACCACAAGGACAATCTAGAGATTACAGCTATGATTGCCCAGAAGGCTGCTGATGTGATCCATGATGCAAACTTTGAGGTGTTTCCTGAATTCAGAGAACAAGATTTGTCATTCAAACAAATAGATCTTTTCAAGGTGAATCACTACGATAATAAGAATCGTATGGTTTCCTTGAAGAGACTAGAGTTTGAGATGGATCTTGAGAACATTGAAGAGATGCCTATTCACCATACAAAGGTGGATATGACACAGGAAGAGATTCAAATCACGCGTGACTATTGCAAGAATGACGTGTTTGCTACTTATGAGTTCTATAAGATAACTACAGGTCAGTGTGATCATCCATTATACAAAGGCAACAATCAAATAGCACTAAGACAAGATATACAAGAAGAATTTGGTATACCATGTCTAAACTATTCTGATTCTAAGATTGGTGATGAGATGATTAAGAAGTATTATTGCCAAGAGAAAAAGATACAATACTCTGATTTACCTAAGAAAGGTTTCTTTAGAAAAGAAATCAAGGTGAAGAACTGTATTGCACCGTATGTTACATTTAAAACTACACAGCTACAGACATTCCTAAAGAAAATGAAAGGAACAGTGCTGGGGCTGCAAGATGATTTTAAAGAACATATAGATTTCTATGGTAATACATATTCTTTTATGAAAGGTGGTTTACATACAGAGAATAAACCAGAAATATTTGAAGCAAATGAAGAATACGAAATCATTGATTGGGATGTTAGCAGTTACTATCCTGCTATTATTATCAATAATGGTCGCTATCCCGCTCACCTTGGTAAAGAGTTTCTTGAGGGTTATAAACAAATGTTTAATAAGCGTTTGGAACTTAAACCGTTGGCTAAGAACGATAAGAAAATAGCTGGTATTGTAGGAGCACTGAAGTTAGCTGTAAACTCTGTCTATGGTAAAAGTTCTGATATGCAGAACTGGATCTATGATAGACAGTTGACTATGTTTACTACTATCACTGGTGAATTGTCTTTGATGATGTTAATCGAAGCATATGAACTAGCTGGTATACATGCTATCTCTGCTAATACAGACGGTGTAACAATTAGAATTAAGAAAACCGACCTAGATAAAATGCACGAGATAAATGCGTGGTGGTCAGAACTAACACAATATGAGCTTGAACGTACCGACTATTCAAAGATTATTTTCTCAACAGTTAACGATTATCTCGCAGTTAAAACAGATGGAGGAATCAAGAAAAAAGGTGATTTCCTCACTGATTTTGAGCTCCATAAAAACAAGTCTGCTTGCATCGTCCCTATTGCTCTTGAAAGGTTCTTTATCAATGGTACCCCTATTGATGATACCATTAATAGCCATAGAAATGTTTATGATTTTGCAATGCGTCAACGAGCTACACGGGATTTCCACTTCGAGGGGAAATCTGAGAAAGGAACTACAATCTATAATAAGCTCATTAGGTTCTATGTTTCCAAAACTGGAGAGAAACTCTTAAAAGTTAAGAATGCTGATTCTACATCTGGTGCTGCACCAATATCACAAGTGGAAGCTGGTGAATGGGTGATGACTGTATGTAATAAACTATCTAAAGATCATCCTATGGATAACATCAATAGAGAATATTATATAGAGCGTGCACAAAAAATGGTAGATAAGATACTACTTGGCGGAAGAAAGCCTATCTTTGTAGATCCAAATCAATTATCATTATTCTAATGGCAGGAACAGAGAAACAACGCGAAGAGATCAACAGGAAGTTGGTCTCTATGCAAATGGAGATGATAGGTCTCACGTATGAAGATGCTATGAATACAACAGAGTTCTGGCGTATTTATAGTTTAACTACAGAACAAACAGAAGCTTGGCGTAAGAAAGCTTTACCATTGATTAGAAAAACCTTCAAGGTTAATAAATCAAGAGGAGAGATGATTATGGCTATGTTTGAACTAGACTTAGGATTACGTATTTATGATCCTGTAGAAGTAGTAGAACATGATGTATGTCCTGGTCCTCATCTAGAAGATTTTTTTCATGCAAGACGTAAACATAAACCTACATTCTGGCAGAAAGTACAAAAGTTTTTCATTGGATATTATCAATGAAGAACTGGATCTTAGTGCTAGTTGTAGTTGTAGCAATTGCAAGTAGATTTATTATTACAGCTGGACCAGCTTGGGCTAACTTCTCACCACTAGGTGCGTTAGCTCTATATGCTGGCTACCATCACTTCTGGAAAGGATGGATTGCTACAGCTGTCAGTGTAGTGCTATCAAACATAGTGATAAACAATCTATTATACTCTCAGTATTATGATGGGTTCTCTTGGGGAATAGATGCAAACGTTATTTTGTTTGCAATGATTTCTATTATGGGACAATTAAAATCAGAGAATATAATTACATTGAGTATTGGTAGTGCTTTGATGTTCTTCCTACTATCTAACGGATTGGTGTGGTCAGGAACTATGTACACACATGATATGAAAGGACTTATAGAGTGCTATACAGCAGCGTTACCATTCCTTGGTAATACACTATCAAGTCAGTTTATATTTGGTGGATTATTCTTTGGTTTTCACAAAGTGTGCATTACTAATATAAACTATTTTGCCAAAGTCGGAAGTAAAAACGTGCCAAATTAGGAAGTCGTTACAAAATGTAACAGTTTACAAATTGTAAATGTTGACAAAAAAAAGCCTCAGAGAGATCTGGGGCTTTTCTTTTACACTTCCTTATCTAAAATCAAAGGCTTCATGTGTCTTCGTTCAGAACGAATGATTGTAGACTTTGAAAATTTAGAGAGTGTAGCTCCTAATGAAGAGCAGATTAGCATAACAGCGAGTAGTAAGTGTATCATAGAAGTATAATTATTTTATACAAAGATACAGTATTCAGTTGCATTATGCTAATAAGAATTGCATTTTACCAAGAACTTGATAAAAGTTCTTTATTTATTTACATTTTAAATAGCACACAATGAAAATAAAAGTAGTAGAAGTTAGACAAGCTTATTATAAGGAAGGTCGAGATAGGATAAGTTTCACGTATAACCTGTATATAGATGATATATACGAACGATCATTTCATCTTCAGGATGCTGCAATTAATTACATTTCTTATCTTAAAGAAAAGAAAAATGATTACGAAAAAACAATTATAGAAAAAGAAATATGAAAACATTAGTACTAGGGGACACACATGGTCGTCCGTATTGGAAAGAGATTATAGCAAAAGAAAATCCACATAGAGTGATATTTATTGGAGACTACTTTGATAGCTATGATAATTATACAGCTGCTGAGCAGATGGATAATTTTAAACAGATTGTAGAATACAAACAATCAGGACAAGCTGAGGTAATAATGTTAGTTGGTAATCATGACTATCACTACATGCGAGGTGTATCTGAGCATTATTCAGGATATCAGAGAGGTGCTGCACCTGCTATACAGCAATTACTAGAAGATAACAAAGAACATCTACAGATGTGTTATCAATTAATTGATTTTGTATTTAGTCATGCTGGTATTAGTCACGATTGGTTAACTATTCATGGCTATAGCATAGAACATGATCTTATAGAATGGGTTAATGATAAGTTTAAATTCACTCCTAAAGTATTTGAGTTTGCAGGATGGGAACCTCATGGAGATAGTCCAACATCATCTCCTATTTGGATTAGACCGTTATCATTACTAAGATCAAATACTGACACTCATTTACAAGAGCATTTTGTTCAAGTGGTGGGACACACTCAAGTTAAAGAAATAAAGTTAACTGGCAATGCTACTATTGGTGAATACTATCTTATTGATACACTAGGTACATCAGGCCAATACATGGTTATTGACATCACTTTAGATGGAGATGAAATAACATTTCCTGTATATAAAAAAGAAGAATAACATGGAAGATTATGAGTATGCCGCAGCCAAAGATTTTGTATATTTGTTGGCTGATCAGATGCTAGACGAGCATCTACCAAGAATTGAAGTTATAGATCAAGATAAAGTATTTAAAGATGAAGATAGACATAAGCATAGAACAGTTCGAAGACATGATAGCCAAAGGATACACGATGGACATGGTGTTTCTGCTCTTGATGATTCACGAACAGTATGATGTTAGACTGATATCTGAAGACAATCCTAAATTACAAATCTTGTGTCAGTCAATCCATAGAAAGGGATTGATTACATCAGAGTATAAGATAACAGAAACAGGAACTAAGCTACTGGAGTATCTGAAAGCTAAAACCCGACAGAAGTTCGTAAAGCCCAAGATTTCAGCACAAGAGTTTGATGACTGGTGGGATGCTTACCCTGGAACTGATTCCTTTGAATATCTAGGAGTTAAGTTTCAGGGAAGCCGCTCCCTTCGTTCTGGTAAAGAAGACTGTAGAATTAAGTTTAATGTAATTTTATCAGAGAAAGAATACACAGCACAAGAATTGATAGATGCAATGAAACATGATGTACACTTGAAGAAAGAAGCATCGTACAAAGAGAAGAAGAATAAACTATCGTTTATGCAGAACTCTTTGACATATCTTAATCAAAGAAGTTATGAACCATTCATTGAATTGATTAGAGCTGGTGCAGTAGTTAAACAATCAGTTAAACCAGTAGGAGGAACAGACATTTAAAAAGAGATATATTATGACACCAAAAGAAAAGGCAGTAGAACTTGTTTCAAAATTTGAAGAATCACTATTTGGATATAATGTTTTATTTGATGAGGATTATGTTAAATGTATGAATTTTGCATTAATAGCAGTAGATGAAATAATACGAACATTAAATTGTGACCTTCAAGAATCAGATTTACGAGGGCTTGGGTTAATTAATTTAATTCTGTATTGGCAAGAAGTTAAACAAGAAATAGAAAAGCTATGAGTTTTCAAGATTTAAAATTAGCTGTAGAAGATGGCTTGAGTGGTAAGAACGGTGGTATACCTATGGGGTTTGATAGACTGAATAGATACATTGGTATTCGTAAGTCTATGTATACTCTTGTAGGTGGACTAACTGGTTCTGGTAAAACTTCATTCATCGATGATGCGTATGTACTAAATCCATTTGATTGGTCTTTATCACCAGAGGGACAAACGTCTGGGATTAATCTAAAGATTATCTATAGATCAATGGAGCGTAGTAGAACCTACAAGTATGCCAAATGGATTAGCCGTAAGATCTTTCTAGATCAAGGCATTATTATTCCTGTAGGCAAGATGTTAGGTTGGACTGATAAGATGAGTCACGATGAGCATGATCTATTCTTACAGTATGAGGAGTATGGTGAAATGATGAAAGAGAAAATCACTATCATCGATGGGCCAGAGAATCCTGTAGGTATAGCAAAAGAACTTAGAGATCATGCTATGGAACGTGGTGAAGTTATTGAAGTGGATAAATGGAATAAGAAATATATTCCTAATGATCCTAATGAAATAACTCTTGTAGTTGTTGATCACATTGGTTTGCTCAAGCTTACTAAAGATCATCCTACAAAGAAAGCTTCTATAGATAAGATGTCTGATGAGCTGCGTTACGCCAGGGACTTCTATGGTTATAGTCCAGTGGTAGTATCTCAGTTCAATCGTGACATTGCTAATCCTATGCGTATTAAGAATGGTGATGTAGAACCTCAGCTAGAGGATTTTGCAGACAGTTCAAGCACACAGAACGATGCTGATGTTGTGTTGGCATTATTTGATCCTATGCGTTACAAGGTTGAAGATCCTAGTGGATATCAACTAGAGAAACTAAAGGATGAATATGGTGCAAAGTATTATCGTTCCGTAAGACTAATTAAGAATAGTTATGGCGAGGATGATGTACGAATAGGTTTGGGCTTTCTTGGTCAGATTGGTATGTTCAAAGAACTACCAAGAAGAAAAGACATGACTGAATCTGATTATGAATCAGTAGTAAATAAAACATTCTTTTTACAACAATGAGTTTAAGAGATAAACGACAGAAAGAGTTTGCTGATATCTGGATGGAAAAGAAATGGGGTATCCTCAATCTATGTCCTAGATTTGGTAAAATCTACACAACGATTAACATACTAGATAAGTTTAAGCCTGATATATCTATCTTGATTGCTTATCCAGATGCTAAGATTAAAGACTCTTGGGAACAAGATTTTGAAACAAGAGGGTATAAGAATCCTAACATAACTTATACAACACACTTGTCAATGCATAAATATGCAGAAGAATTATATGACATGGTGATTATAGATGAGATACATTTGTTGTCAGATAACCAACTAGATGCTGCCTATCAGTTAACACTGAAGAACAAGCATATATTAGGACTTACAGGAACTCTATCCTCATGGACAGAAGCAGAACTACATCAAAGACTAGACTTACCAGTGTTAGCTCACTATCCTATCGAGCAGGCTATAGAAGAAGGAGTTATTGTGGACTATCAAATCACAGTGCTTAAAGTTCCTTTGGATAACAAAGTTATCATGCCAATCAAAGGTAAAGAGAGAACTGAGAAAAAGCATTTCGATGCTTGTAGTTGGGTGATTGATAAGTTAGAAAGAGAGGGTAAGAATACAATGATGCTACGCCTGAAGAGAATGAGACTCATTCAAAACAGTATAGCAAAACTTGCACTCACTAGACAGCTTCTACAGAAGTATAACCAGGAACGTGTTCTTGTATTCTGTGGTACAACAGACATGGCTGATAGCTTAGGCATAGCCTCACATCATAGTAAATCAGGAGATAAGGAAGCTTTCAAAAGATTTGCAGAGGGTGAGGGTAATCACATGGCTGTAGTAAAGATTGGCAATACAGGTGTAACCTATAAGCCTCTCAACAAAGTGGTATTGAATTACTTCGATAGTAATGCAGAAAACTTGGCTCAAAAGGTCAATAGATGTATGGCTATGGAGTATAATAATCCAGACAAGAAAGCAGACATTTACATCATTTCTACAGATGAACCTGTGGAAGAAAAGTGGTTAAATAAAGCTCTAGAATTCTTTGACAAAGAGAAAATTAGGGTTGTAAATGTTAGCAGAAATTAGTAATTTAGAGTATTAATTAACAACAAAATAACTAAATATGAGCTCAAAGTTAATCGGGGTTGTAGGGCCTACAGGAACGGGAAAATCCACATCCATCAAGCACCTAGATCCAAAAGAAACGTACATCATTAACGTTGCAAAGAAAGAATTACCATTCAAAGGTTCTGAGAAACTGTATAATGCAGAGAATAAGAACTATGCAGAGTTAGATGACGCAATTGATATCTCACGTAGATTACGTGCTATATCAGATAAGGCACCACACATTAAGAATATCGTGATTGAGGATTCAAACTACATCATGGGTTTCAATATGGTTGCACGTGCTACAGAAAAAGGTTACGAGAAGTTTACAATTATGGCGAGAGACATGGTAGATTTATTCCGTGAAGCTCGTAACTTACGTGACGATTTGAAAGTGTTCTATTTCACACACCCAGAAACTGTAGAAGATGGTGGTGAGATTGTAGGATACAAGATTAAAACTGCTGGTAAATTGATTGACAACCAAATTGTATTAGAAGGATTACTTACAATCTGTCTATACACAAACGTTGAGGAATCAAAAGACGGTACTATCACCTATAGCTTCGTAACTAATCGTTACAGGAAGTTCCCAGCCAAGAGTCCTGATGGAATGTTCAGTGAAATCATGATTCCTAATAACTTGCAAGATGTTGCAAACACAATTGATGAGTATTACAAATAAAGTTAAACTATAAACAAAGTAAAATTATGGCAATCGCTGGAACAAAAAGAGAGTCTCTAGAGACAAAAGAGTATGCAAAGAAAGTGGGTTTATTTGACGCACGTGTTATTGCAATTAATCCTGACAATGAATGGTACAACGATGAGTTGGGTATTCAATTGAAAGAAGACAGTAAGGCTACTGTTTATCTAGGAGTAACAGATGAGGGAGTTAAAACTCTACGTGTTGATGTATGGTTACAAGACATTAAGACTGCTGACAAGTTCAAAGTTACATTCTATTTGAAAGACAAAGCTATTATTAGCAAGTCTGGAAAGACACAATTTATCACAGATCAATGCACTACATCTTATGCAGAAAGTGAAGATTATTTACCAACATGGTTCGTCAAAAGAGACTATCATGTCGCTAGAGAAGGTGAGCCTGAGTTATGTACATTCTTGGCAACATGGACTAACATCAACTTCTATGAAGATCAAGACGCTAAAATTGTGTTGGAGTGGAAAGATTTGATGAAAGGTAATGTTTCTGAATTACGTGAGCAAATTGAAGTAAGCGAAAGTAATACAGTTGTAGCAATGGCTACAGTTAAGGTTGTTGAGACATCTGATGGTGTTAAAGAATACCAAGCAGTGTTCAACAAAGCGTTTATGCCATCTTATGCATTACGTCAAATGAGACAAATTAACGTAAACAAGGAATATATCACTCGTATCGGTAAGAAATTACCTAAAGAGTTGAAAGTTTATGATCGTTTTATTCTTAAAGTTGCAGGTGAGTATGGTTGTAAAGACTTTTATGCATTCACAGACTTGAAAGAATACAATGCAGCTGATAACTTTGTCGCTTCTGATAAGGTTATTGCTGACGATGATGATGTATTCTAAAATAAAACTTCATTGTAAAAGGTAGTGCCACAGAGCCCATTCTATTTTAGTTTGGGCTCTCTTTTTTCTTTAAACTAAACAAAGTTATGATACAAGGAGAAAAAAGAGTCAGCTTGTCAAAAGAAGCCATACTTAGTAAAATAGGTCCGTATGACATATTTAGGTATTATATGCCTAATACTAAATGGAGCTTAAATGTTACAACACATTCACCATTCAGACAAGATAAAAGACCATCATTTGTTATAGGTAACAGAGATGGTACAATTCTTTTCATAGATTTTGCAGATTCTACGAAGAAAGGTGATTGTTTTAAGTTTGTACAGCTATTGTATAACATTCCTTTGTCAGAAGCAATGAGACTCATCGACAGAGACTTTGGTCTTGGGATTGTACATAAGACAAACGTAGGAGAATATCAGAGAATCATCTCTGAATACAAAGCTCCTGAGATTGTTGTAGAGAAAAAGTATTCCAAGATACAAGTAGTAACCAGAGCGTTTACAAATGCAGAGCTAGAGTATTGGAATCAGTATCATCAGAGTGAAGATGATCTGAGAGACAATCATGTTTATGCTGTTAAGAAAGTATATCTTAATAGAGAACAAGTGATCATGCAAGAGAAAGAGATGGTGTTCGGCTATCTTTATGGTGATAGATGGAAGATCTATAGACCACACGTAGATAAACAGTTTAAATGGGTTCCTAACAACGTACCTATCACTGCTATGGATGGACTAGATGACATCAAAGACTGTAAGGTAGCATTCATTAACAAGTCAAAGAAGGACTACATGGTGATGAAAAAGATATTTCCATGTAGCTGTGCAGTTCAGAATGAGAGTATTGGTTGTTTCTCTGATGAGAACATACAGTATTTGAAAGAAAACTCTAGATTCCAAGTGCTATCGTTTGATGCAGATGGACCAGGAGTGAAGAATTCTAAGCTGATTACAAAGAAGTTTGGATTTGACTATTGTAATGTACCCAGAAAGTATTTAACTGAAGGGATTAAGGATTGGGCTGACCTAGCAAAAGCACACGGTATGCAGCCTATAGAAGACTATTTAAAAAAGAGAAGATTAATATGATAAAGTTTTTTAGATTATTATTTACAAAATACAAGGTGAGACATTATTCTTTCCATACAGGAACAAATGGTATGGCAAAGCATAAGGTTTTTATAGATGATGTGAATAAGTATAATGTTCAAATTATAAATTCATTTATAGAATACCATAAAGATTATAAGAATAATCATCTACCAGAGTATATTAATTATGTAGTAAGATATAAAATTTAAACAATTACAATTATGGGAAGATATTATTCAGGAGATATAGAAGGTAAGTTTTGGTTTGCAGTACAAGGTTCTGATGTAGGAGAACGCTTTGGATGTATAGAACAAGAACGAAACTATATTGATTATTACATTGATGAAGAACAAAAAGATGGAATCATCAATGAACTCAAAGCAATTGAAGAAAAGCTTGGAGATAATCTAAAAAAGTTTCATGATTTCTTTAATAAACACGATAGTTATAATAACGAGAAGCTTATAGAAGCAGGGCTAGATCCTAAGTTACTACAAGACTATGCAGACTATGGGTTTGGTCAGAAGTTACTAAAGTGCGTAGAAGAAAATGGTGAATGTAATTTTACAGCAGAATTATAATTATGAATTGGGAAAGATTTAAAGACAGACTCCACGAGAGTTGGCATGATAAACTTCGACCATTTATAGAAAGTGAGGAATGTGATAAGATTTATGCATTTCTAAAGTCAGAAAGTAAGAGGGGCAAGGTAATTGTTCCTCAATCTGATGATGTATGGAGATGCTTTAAAGAAACTCCACTCACTGATGTAAAGGTAGTTATTGTAGGTATGTGTCCATATCATACAATGACAAGAAAAGGAGACATCGTTGCAGATGGTCTATTGATGGGTTGTAGCCATACTAATTATCTACAGCCTACACTTGATCAGTTCTATGGTGGTATAGAAAGAGAGTTGTACAAAGGATTAGCCCTAGACAGGAATAAGAATCCAGATGTAGCTTATCTAGCACACCAGGGCGTGTTAATGTTTAACGCAGCTCTAACTACAGAACTGAACAAGGCTGGTGCTCACCAAGAGTTGTGGGAACCATTTGTTAAATACCTATTTGAGAATGTATTTCAGTTCTCTGGCATACCATTTGTATTCTTAGGTAAGGACGCAGGTAAGACAGCTAAGCATCTTACAGGTTTTGATTGGCAGTTTCCTGTTAGTCATCCAGCCTCCGCATCATACAAGAACACAGAGTGGGATACAGAGGGTACATTCGGTAAAGTAAACACATTAATTAAACAAAATAACGGCTTTGAAATAGAGTGGTTAGAAAAAATAGAATTATGAAAAATTACGAAGTACATTTACAAAATAGCAAAGACGGGCCTTTAGAGCACGATTATGATCTAAAAGTTACAGACATAGTATCTTTGAGTCATTCCCATGGACCACAATGGGCTGCACATCATAGAGGTGGTATTGTAGGTACATTGACAGATACTGGTAATGATGTAGTTATCGAGTTAGCTGATAGAAAGAAACCTATAACTCTTGACTACAAACAAGCAGCAGAGATACAGATGTTATTGATGGCTGCTATGGAACGTGATTATGTTACAGTAATCAAAGAGTCAACTCCTGTATTGAGATATTCAGGCTTATCTTAGGAGTTCCAACCCTTATCTAATAAGCTTATCTAAGGAGTTGTTACTTTTATACGTATATTTGTAACAAAACTATACGTATGGCTAAGAGAACAACAACTCCTAAAACTAGAAACTCTGGAACAATGACAGAATCAGCGTTCTGGAGTTTCATTAGGAGTGGATTAAGACAGAAGTCTAGATGGTGGAAACCTATAACAGAATGCAAAGCTAAAGCTAAGCGTCCTTATAAGGGCCCACTAAAGAGACAGAAGTTTGAATATCAGTGTAACCAATGTAAAGGTTGGTTTCCTGACAAGAAAATAAATGTAGATCACATTATGCCAGCAGGTACACTAACTTGTGCTCAAGATCTTCCAGCATTTGTAGAACGTTTGTTCTGTGAAGTGGATAATCTACAAGTGTTGTGTGAACCATGTCATGATATTAAAACACAAAATGAAAATGGACGGAGAAAAAGAAGTCGCAAGGTTGTCGATAAATAAGACACACTCGTTTACAGAGATTTGGTATGAGGGAAGCGTGACCTTTGAAGGCAAAGATCATAGCTTTTGGCTTGTAGATCCACGAGGAAAAGATCCAGATGGTAGAGAATACGCTGTAGAAGTAAGGTGGTGGTTTAAACAAGTACCACGAGAAGTACGTGCAATGCACGATCAAATAGTAGAGGCATATAAAGAGATGAAACAATGATAGAAAGAAGCGAAAAAGAGTATAGAGCTGTCCAAATGGATAGCTCTTCTAGTCTAAAAGAATTTTCTGTAGACAGAAAGAAGTATCACAAGAGATATGTTCTTGGTGAGAAGACAGAAGATGACGAGAACAAAGCTGCCACAATGGGTAGAGTTGTAGAAACATTACTACTAGAACCAGAATTGTTTGAGAGTAGATTCCACATGTCTACTGTTGACAGTGCTCCAACAGGATTGATGAATGATTTTGTAGAAGCGTTGTACAAAAGAACTGTAGAAGCTACAGATGTATTTGGTAAAGTTGCCAGAACGTTTGAAGACATATCTAAAGATGCTTATGTAGATTCAGGATTCAAGATCAAGTATGAGGCTGTAATGAACAAGTTTGTTGGTTCTGAGGCTGAGACTTACTATGATGAAATTCGTGTTGTCAGAGCTAAAGGATTAACTGTAGTAACAGCTAACGACATGAACAATGCTGAACGTATTGTTAACGAGCTTAAAAACAACTTTGTTACTAGAGATGTAGTTAATCTAGTAAAGAGTTCTCGCTATGATGTCTACAATCAATATCAAGTGGAAGGGTTTGATGTACTAGGTTTACAGTGCAAGGGCATGATGGATAAGATTGTTGTAGATCATCAAGAGAAAACTTTACAAATATATGATCTAAAATGTACCTGGTCTGTTGAGAATTTCTACGAAGAATATTATCTTTATAGAAGAGCTTACATCCAGGCATATGTATATTATGTAGCAGGATTGAAGATTCTAAAAGACCTAGGAATAGAAGACTATCGTCTAGAGTATCCAAGATTCATTGTGTGCGATAGCACTAATTATATGAATCCTGTCATATTCACATTAGAGTTCAACGATATTGAAGATGCTTTGAATGGTTTTACACATAAAGGAAGAAACTATCCAGGTGTAAAGAGAATTGTAGAAGATCTAATATGGGCTAAAGATACAGATACATGGAATATCTCTAGAACACGCCATCAATTAGGAGGAGTTGTGAATATTAAACAGTAACAAAATGGAAGTTAAGAAAACAATCACTAGTATTTTCATGGTTCCAACTCTTAAGATTGATAAACAGAAATTGAAAGAGCATGGATTTGTAAATGGTTATTGTATAGATAAAAGAAGAGATGCACACTATGACGGGTGCATCTATCTTCTTTTTAAACCTACAGATCTTGATAAGTTTCGTGAATTCCTAGATGGAGAACACGCACGAACCAAGAATGTAGTAATAGATGATTACGATTATGAAGATGGATATGTAGTTATAGTATATAAACTTAATCCTAAACTAAAAAAAGACTTTGGTCTTATTAGAGAAGGTTTATATTCACAAACTTCTAAAGATTTCCAGAAATTATTTCCAAGAACAATAGCTTTACAAAAAGGTAAAGTTATCAAAGACGAACTAACTTTGCAGCATAGAATATTTAACAAAGCTGTAGATTTACGAAGTTATTGGGAAGATAAAATCGATATCAAATTTACAGAAGATATGGAAGTTTGGAATGGATTCAGTATAGACGATGAAACATTAGATTTAGAAAAATTTAAACTAGAAGAAGTAATATGAACTCAATAAAATTATTAACAGAACACCCATTGTCAGCACAGGTAATACATGATTATTACCTGAACGGCATGTTAAATTCGTTACACAATAATTCTCTACCAGAAGAGTTTAAGAATTTTGTAAAAGAGAAAGGATTAGAGATGTATAATATTGCAGAAATGATTGACGGCAATCCTAGAACTTTATTTGATGTATTTGATGAGCAAGGTATATTCATTAATGTTTCTACAACAAATAACGGTAAGTCTTTTCAATGCGATGTATCGCGTGATTTACAAGGTGAATCACAAGGAGCCAATACTAGAAAAGAAGCTGATTTAAAAGGTGTAATCTTAGCTATGGGGATGCTAGAAAAGAAACTAAATTCATTAGAAAAAACTAACGAAGATAGTTAATAACAATTTTAAAAATTACTTGTTAATTGAAAGGGTCTGTGGTAATTTGCAGACCTTTTCTTTTAAAATTTAAACAACAAAAACATATGGATTTAGGCTTAGGAGCTCTATCAAAAATCACGACGTTTAGTAAATATGCTAAATACGTGCCAAGTAAACAACGCAGGGAAACTTGGGATGAAATTGTCAATCGTTATGAGGACATGATGATTGCAAAATACCCACTAATGTCACAAGCAATTGTAGAAACAGCAAAGATGATTAGAGACAAAAAGATCTTACCATCTATGCGTGCTCTACAGTTTGCAGGTCCAGCAGCTGAGGTAAACAATGCTCGTATCTATAACTGTTGCTATCTACCTATTGACAGTTTACATAGCTTCTCTGAGTCTATGTTCTTGTTATTAGGTGGTACAGGTGTAGGATATTCAGTACAAACACATCACGTTAGTGAATTACCAAACATCACTAAACCAGGCAAAACTCGTAACTATCTTATAGAAGATTCTATTATGGGATGGGCTGATGCAATCAAGGTGTTAATGAAAGCTTACCTTGAAGGTGGGTTCATGCCTAAGTTTGATTTCCGTGCTATTCGTGAGAAAGGTGCTACATTGGTAACAGCAGGCGGTAAAGCACCAGGTCCTGAGCCATTAAAGCTATGCCTAGCACACGTTCAAGCTATCCTTGATAGAAAGGCTGAAGGAGAGACATTAACAAGCTTAGAATGTCACGATATCATGTGTCACATTGCTAACTCTGTGTTAGCTGGTGGTATTCGTAGAAGTGCCATGATTGCTTTGTTTGATCATGATGATGAGTCTATGATTACATCTAAGTACGGCAACTGGTGGGAAACAAATGAGCAACGTGGACGTGCTAACAACTCAGCTGTTTTACCTCGTGGTGAAATTAGTAAAGAACAATTTATGGCTCTATGGAAACGTGTAGAAGCATCAGGATCAGGAGAACCAGGATTGTATTGGAGTAATAACCAAGATTGGGGAACTAACCCATGTTGTGAAATTGCTCTACGTCCTTATCAGTTCTGTAACTTATGTGAAGTGAATGTATCTGATGTAGAAGATCAAGAAGACCTGAATGCTCGTGTAGCAGCAGCTGCTTTCTTTGGTACTTTACAAGCAGGATTCTTTAACTTCCATTACTTACGTCCTATCTGGGCTAAGACTACACAGAAGGATGCTCTATTGGGTATTGGTATGACAGGTATTGGTTCAGGAGAAATCTTAAAGTATGACTTGAAGATTGCAGCTGATGTAGCTAAAACTGTAAACCAAATGATCTCTGCTAAGATTGGTACAAACGAGGCAGCTCGTGTAACTTGTATCAAACCTTCAGGAACTACAAGTCTTGTATTAGGAACAGCTTCAGGTATCCATGCTTGGCACAATGATTATTACTTACGTACAATGCGTTTCAATAAGAACGAAGACATTGCTGTGTATTTAATGGAGAATCATCCTGAGTTATGTGAAGATGATGTATTACGTCCTAATGATACAGTTTGTGTACGTATTCCAGTGAAAGCACCAGAAGGTTCTATATTGCGTACAGAAACACCTATAGATACACTAGAACGTGTTAAGTTATTCTCTACAGATTGGATTAGAACAGGACATGTTAATGGTGATAACACTCACAACGTATCAGCTACTATTTCTATTAGAGATGACGAATGGGAATCTGTAGGAGAATGGATGTGGGAGAATCGTGAAACTTATAATGGTCTATCTGTATTGAACTACTGGGGTGGTTCATATCAACAAGCACCGTTTGAAGATATTACAGAAGAAGAATATAATAAACGTATTGTTACACTTAAAGAACTAGATTTAACCAATGTCACAGAAGCAAACGACAATGTTGAATTCGGACAAGTTGCAGCCTGTGCAGGAGGAGCTTGTGCCACAGAGTAAGAAAGTCACAATGTCACGCGAGTATCTCTCTAGTAGAGGTACTTGCTGTGGCAATATGTGCAGAGAATGTCCATACTATCCGAGACACACAGCGGGGACAAACCAAAAATATTATTTTCCGTAGTGAATTTAATTTGATTGTGCGAGTATAAATAGCCTAGGTGTTTTACGTCTAGGCTATTTTATTTTTAATGAATATTTCGTAAATTTACATATAACAAAAAGAACTAAATCATGGCAAAAAAGCAAGCAAGTGAAGCTTCGGGTAAATCGAAGCTAGAGGACGCATTGGACTCTTTAAACAAAAAGTATGGTGTAGGTACAGTGCTTACATTAAACACAAAAGCGTATGGAGAATACGATCTTATCTCAACAGGATCTATAGGATTTGATCATGTTGTATTAGGAGTAGGAGGTTTTGTAAAGGGTAAACTTTACGAGCTTATGGGATGGGAAGGTTCAGGTAAGTCTACAATCTGTGGACATGCTGTAGCTAACTGTCAAAAGAATGGAGGTAAAGTATTATACATCGATGGCGAACATGCTGTAGATAAGAAATACTTCCAAGCATTAGGAGTAGATGTAGACGCAATGTTATTAGCTCAGCCATCTTGTGGCGAGGAGGGTTTCAACATTGCACTAGACTTAATCAACACTGGAGAGATTGATCTTGTTATCATTGACTCAGATTCATCATTGATTCCTAAGAAGATCTTAGATGGTGATGTAGGTGATTCTAACATTGGTCGTAAGGCTAAGTTGAACAGTGACACATATCCTAAGATGAAAACTGCATTAGCTAGAAATAACACATGTGCTATTATAGTTTCTCAGTATCGTGAGAAGATTGGTGTAATGTTTGGTAATCCTACTACAACTCAAGGCGGTCATGCATTAAAGTATGGTGCTGATGTTCGTATAGAAGTTACTAAATCAGCAGCTAAGGATGGTGATTTCCAGTATGGTAATGTTACTAAACTTAAGTCTGTAAAGAATAAGATGTCTCCTCCTTATAGACTGGCTCAGTTCGAGGTGGTATATGGTGAAGGTATTGATCGCATTGGTGAAATTCTTGTATTAGCTAATGAGTTTGAAATCTTACGTAAGTATGGTAAGACTATTACTTATAACGAGAACAAGTATGACATTGATGAATTCAGAACTTTATTAGAAGACAACGAAGAATTCTTTGACAAACTACGTCAAGATATTATTAACAAAATTAATCAAACAGAACTTCCTACAGAGGAATTAAACGAAGAAGAAAATGAAGATATTATTCAAGAAGTTAGTGCCAACAGCACAGAAGCCTAAGTTTGGTAAACCAGGAGATGCAGGTGCAGATCTTGTAGCCACATCAGCTGATATGTTTAAAGGTCAAATGATATATGGTACAGGACTTGCTGTAGAAATACCAGAAGGAATGGTGGGACTTGTGTTCCCACGTTCCTCTGTGCGTAACTATAATTTATCAATGAGTAATTCAGTTGGTGTAATCGATAGTGGGTATAGAGGTGAAATCATGATTACGTTTAATGTAACCGAAAAAGATAAATTTCCTGCAACTTATAACATAGGTGATCGTATTGCTCAGTTAGTAATTGTACCTGTACCATTAGTACAGTTTGTAGAAGTAGAAGAATTATCAGAAACAGATCGTGGAACAGGGGGACACGGCTCAACAGGAAATTAATTATGATAGTAGGAATTACAAATGGAGGAACATCAATTGAAGAAATCAATGATCCATACGGAGCACGAAAAGTAATGAAAGAAATACTAGAAAGAGAAATGGTCAATCACCCTGATCACTACCAGGGAAACAAGACAGAAGTTATAGACATCATAGAAGACTATAACTTAGGGTTTTCATTAGGTAACGCTGTTAAATACATTCTTAGAGCTGATAAGAAAGGCAATAAGAAACAGGATCTTGAAAAAGCTATCTGGTATCTTAATAGAGAACTTGATAAATTTAAAGGATGAAAACATGCAGCGTAGAAGGCTGCGAGAATAGAATCTGGTCAAAGGGTTTATGTCTTAATCATGTTAAGCGTAAACCCTTACCTGCTTCTAGGCAGCTAGGAATAACTACAAAGGTTAAAGCTTTTGTAGATAAAGAAAAGATTAACAAGATGCGTGCTTTCTTTATGGAGATATGGAATAAGAGAAAACATTATTCTGAAGTGAGTAATACTTACCTAGGAAGTGAACCAATGTCAACTTACTTTCATCATATCATGCCAAAAGAAAAATATCCAGAACTTGCATACGAAGAATCTAACATAATTTTATTAACTTTGGATGAACATACTGCCGTAGAAGGCGATATGTACAAGTATGAAGAAGTTAACAAACGTAGAGAACAACTTTTAAACAAAATAAACCAATGACAAACCAATTTTTCTACACTCGTAAAGAGGGTGACAAAGAGTTTACAGACTCTTTTAATGTAAACAAAGTAATTCGTACAGTTCACATGGACGAAGGTGATCTATTAGTCTTATTAGATGACATCCATGAGCGTGTTGTAGAAACACCTAATATCAATCCTAAGACTAATAAAATGATTGGCGTTACACGCAAGCGTGACGTATACCAATCAGAGATTCACTTAACTGGTGAAGACATTGCAAGATTTAAACAACTAACAAACATTCAATTCTAATGGCTGAATTCAAAAAATTACGTGGAAACCGTGTACTACTTAACCTTCCTAACAAAGAAGAAAGTAAATTAATTGTAGACGAGAATACAAAAGAAGCTCTACAAAAAGAAATGTTAGACAAGATGAAAAGCCTAAGCATCTTTGCTGTAGGAGATCTTGTAACTGATCTTAACGTAGGAGATAACGTATTAGTTGATCCATCTGGATTATCTAAAGCTCCTGTAATCAAGATTGATGGACAAGATAAAATTTTAGTATCCCCATTTGATGTTATTTTAGTATGGTAATCAAGCCTATAACAGGAAGAAATGGATCGTTCTCAAGAGTCATAGAGATTCTTGAGAACACCTACTCTCAACCAATTATAATTGTTGAAACTGGGTGTATTCGTGGTACAAGCGAAGAGAGTAAATTTGGTGATGGTTGGAGTACTCTGAATTGGGACTACTATGCTAAAAAAACTGAATCAAAAGTTTACGTTGTAGATATTAGCGAACAACATTTGAATGAGTCTAAAAAGATTGTACCTCCTAGTGAATATGTTGAGTATACACAAGATGATTCTGTACACTATTTACAAGAATTTGATAAGAAGATTGATCTATTGTTCTTAGATAGCTTTGATTATTGTGGAGATGAAGAAAACGTTCGTGCTTGTCATAATCACTCATTAAATGAGGTAAAAGCTGCTTGGGATAAGTTAAATGATCATTGTTTTATTCTTATAGATGACGTATTTGATGATCAATGGGAAGGAAAAGGTAAGTTAACTATTCCTTATTTACTAAGTAATGGATTTGAATTAGTATATTTTACTGATTCTCAAGTTTTATTAAAACGATAATGAAGAAAGTATCATTTGTGTGCACATCTTATAGAAGATTTTATTGTGTAAGAAGAATCTTATCACAGTTTTATGCACAGACATACAAAAATGTTGAACTAATACTATTCAATACAGATATATATTATCCATTTGAATTAGCAACTCCTGATCCTAATGTTGTTGTAGTGAATAACGCAACTGATTATATTACAGGTAAGCCGTATGAGAATAGAGGACAAATCTGTAGAGATGCTGTTACACACGCCACAGGTGATTACTTTATGTTAGCAGATGATGATGATGTTTATCTTCCATGGCACATACAGCAAGCTGTAGAAGGTATAGAAGAATCTGGGAAAGACGCATGGAAGCCTGAAAAGAGCTTCTTTGCTGCTCCTGGAAAAGTAGAACTTGTAACAAACACTATGGAAGCTTCTGTTATTGTAAAGATGGACAGAATCCGTGAGATTGGATTTCGTAGTGATCTTACAGGGTATGAAGGCTTATCATGGTACACTAAGCTTCGTGATGAAGGACAGTTAAATGAACATAACAAGAATTACTTACCATCTTATTGTTTTAATTGGGGTGATCCAGTTGAAGTAGCTGGACATAAACAATCAGGAGACATTAATAATCCTGATAACTTTGAGAATCATAAGAACGCGTCTGGTGATTACGCCAAAGGTTCTATAGAAACTATTAGTTTTGATGAGCTACATAATTTTTATAAACCGTATTATGATTTTATCACTAACAATCCAGAGCAGATTAATCAAGAGTATAAGCAAAGATATTTTGTATGAAAGTCTTAGTCTTTACATCTTCTTACAATCGTCCTTACATGCTAAGACAATGCGTCCTTAGTGTAAAGAATCAGAGCTATAAAGACATTACACATGCTGTAAACATTACATCAGACAACGCATTAAATAATCTTGTATTAATAGATGATCTTGTTACAGATAATGTTATTATAACTGAGAACAGTCATACGCACTTCAATAACATGGCAGCTATTAAAGCTGTAGATAATTACGAAGACTATGACTTGTTCATCAAGATGGATGATGATGATATCTATAAGTTAGATTATGTACAGAACATTGTTACATTCTTTAAGAATAATCCAGAGATAGATATAGTATCCTCAGAGATTAAGTATCAACTGAATGGTACAGAGATATATTTAGCTAATGCTAAAGACTTAGGAGGTAATACAGATGTAGAGTATAAGATGCCTATGACTTATGCATTCAATAAGAAAGCATTAGATGCCATCATTAATCTAGAAGGGAAAGATATGTTTGGCTTTGATGATATGGTGTGGAGGATTATATGGAAAGCATATGGTCTAAAGCATGCCGTTGTGGATAACGCAGAAGAAATTATCTGGCACATACATGGAAAGAACGTATCTACAGCAAGTTTTTTAAAAGAAAAAGGGGCCTAAAAGGTCCCTTTTTACTTACATTAAAAACACAAAAATGAAAAACAAATTATTATTTTGACAGTCGCTTCTGCTTCATAGGAGCCATAGGACTCTTCAATCGTTTTATATTATCAGCCTCTCTCATAAATGGTTTATTAGGAGCTGGGTTATTCACCTTTGGTGCTTTACGTGGCTTGCCAGATTTCTTGGCTTTACCAGCAGTCATACTACTTGCAGCCATATTTACATTTCTTTACAGCAGCACCAGACTTAGCTTTCTTTTTAGCACCTGCAATTTTATCAGCAAATGTAGCTTTGTTATAAGGAGGAGCAAGTTTAGCAAATGAAGAACCATTTTGAGCTTTCTTTACTGCACCACCCATTTTCTTTTTAGGAGCTTTAGGACCAAGTTTGCCTTCTTTGTTCCACTTATCCACCTGTTTCATAGCATCAGCTGCTTTAGGAACTTTACCTGCAGCACGCATACGTGCAGTTTCATTTAAAGCATCTGCTAAATCTCCTTCTTCAGAAATGATAGGATAAGTTTTAGCAGGCTTTTTCTTAGTTACAAGTCCGTTTTGAGCCTTTTTTACTGGTTTGCCCATACCTTTTTTCATAATAGCCATTGTTATTTCTTTTTAGACATTTTAGTTGCACCTAATTCTTTATCTCTCTTTAATGGAGCTTTACCCTTAGCACCTGCTAAAGTTTTCTCTTGTACCTTAGTCCAAGCACCTTTTGCATCTACAGGTCCTACGCGTTTTCCAGAAGCTTTTAATCCTGATAGACTGCCACCGTTTTTTTTCTTTGGTCTAGGACCAGTTGGAGCAAATGAAGGTGCATCATATACAGATTTTTTAGGTTTATCTGCTGCTTCATTAGCTTTATTTCTTGCATCGTTAGCAGCTTGCTTATCATAAGAAGGTTTTCTAAGTCTTGAATCATCTCGCATCTTGTTTGCATCTTTACGAGCCATATCAAGGTTTGCTTTGTCAATAGCTCTACCATTTTGAGCTTTCTTAATTAATTTTGCCATTGTATTATTTCTTTTTAGTTTGAGCTTTAATTTTCTTCTCCTGCTTTAACATAGCAGCTGTAGGTTTCTTACCTGAACCTTTGTTAGCACGGATGTTATCCCACAATCCGCGTTGTGATGTTGAACCATCAGCACGTTTAATCATTTGTTTTGCCATGTTAACACTTCCACTTACGTAGAGATTTATTTATACGTGAATTAGGATCGTTAGCTGTCTTAGAGCTAGTTAATTTCTTTTTCATACCTGACATCCTAGCACAGAATGATTTCTTGCGAGGACCACCTTCAGGTTGAGGAGCTTTTAAACCAGGCTTACCTGGATTAGCTCTGTTGTAGGAAGCCCTACCTTTTGCATTTAGGCCACCAGATTTACTTTTTCCTTCTGATCTTTGCCATGCTGGACTTTTTGCCATATTCAGGGTTGTCTTTATGCCACTTCTTTACAGATGCAACACCTTGTTTAACAGTTTTTGCTCTAGACTTAGCAGTGAGATTAATCTTATCCCACTTACCAGCAGGAATACCAGCTGTATGATCTACAACTATATCCCCTTTATCACCTATACCCTTATCAACTTTCTTTTTAAAGATTTTATGTGTCTGACCACCAGCTTTAACAACTTTACCACCATCCTTCAAAGTAGAACCTTTGAACTCTCCTTTCTTTTTGATTAAAGGGCCATTAGGAACAGGGGTAATTTTTCCCCCCTGTTTTAAAACACCTTTACCTACATAAGCTGTAGCTTTTTGTGGATTGTAAGGACCTGGTTTTTTAATAGATGCCATAACTACTTAGCTTTACGTTTCTTAGCCATAGCCTTGAATGTCTTAGCAAGAGCTTTAGCTTTACCTGTACAACCAGGTTTAGTGATAGGAGTACATTTACCTGCAGTTCCTCTACGTTTAATCGAGGCTGTTGCCTTTTGAATCCATTGCTTTGCCATACCTATGAAAGGTTAGATTGGGTTTTACTATAATATCTTTATAGGTGTATTATTCTTTCTACTACCAGAAAGTTTTTCATGTAACTTTCTATAACTTGTGTTTTTCTCACAGTCTGTAATAGACTCATATATGATATTAGTTTGAGTATCTATTACTCTCTTACTTATAGGAGTAGATTTACCAAACCAAGCATTCTTACAACCTGTAGAAGTCAATCTTAGTTTTTCTCTAGTTTGTTCAGAAGTTGATTTACCTTTTTTAGAATCACTCATTTTTCTTATTGTTTCTTCTGAGTGTTTCTTCCCATACCAATAAGCTTTTCCATCTTTTTGTCTTTCAGATAACTTTAGTATATACTCTTCTGATCTTTTTATACCAGGAGTACCATCTCCGCCACTAGTCATGTTAACTAAAGATCCTGTACCTAAATCTTTTCTTCCATATAATAGAATGAATTCTATTTCTTTTTTACAAGCTTCTTGCCAAGTCAAATTATCTAACAGAATTTCTATTCTGTAAGAAGTTTTGTTTATAATATTTTTCCAATAAGTATTTCTATTAGCTTTTATAGTAGATCTTCTATAAGACTCGTCATTCCCTATACCAATGTAAAAGGGTTCATTTTTATCTAGTCTAATATGTCTATAAAGATATGCCACTTATTTTTCAATGTTTCTACCAAACGTAATGTTTGATTTAACCTTTATCTGGCGATGAGTATATTGCCAGAGCTCCCCAGTGGCATTGATAATAATTGTGTACATTGTATCGGTCTCATGACCATACTCTGTGACTAACCAAATAATTCCATCACCTTTAGGTGTAGTGACATCTATTCTATTATGTGGTTCGTAAATCATATTTGCACACCCTAAAGGATTCGAACCTCCACTAACGGTGTTGGAGACCGTTGTGCTACCGTTACACTAAAGATGCGTTACTTGGTTACGTTATTTCTAAGAGGCTTTACCAAGTCTGTGAAACATCTTTTCAGATGTCAGTCCAAGGATGCTATCCAAGGAGGGGTTGAAAAAACTTCTTTAAGGATCGTGGCTGTACAACCAGCGAGCCAACTTAGCGTGCAGATCTTACGAGATGCAGGAGAAGTGTGTTATTTGTTTATGTAATATCCATATAACTCATTTCCACAAAAGAATTGTAATTCTGGATATCTTTCCAATACTAGTTCTGGTGTAAGGTCTGGTTGTAAATGTGTTTCATAAACATTTCCTTCACATTCACCTTGCTCTAAAGAATATGGAACAGCTATAAGATATTTCTTATTTTTTAATTGCAGCAATCTCATTAATTTTTGAGCATCTTCTACAGATAAATGTTCTAATACATCGCCTATTATAACAAAGTCGTACTGCTCAATGAATTCTGCATCTTTACTTAAGATGTTATCATTATATACATTATCATATTTAGTGTTTAATTCGTAATCATCTATATAAGGCTGCCATATTTCTACAGCATCCATCTTATATCCATGAGTACGAATTAAATCACTATATGTACCAACACCAGGTCCTACATCTAAGATTTTTAAATCTGTAGATATATTCTCTAAAATCCAATCTTTTATAAGATCTTTATAAAAATTGTAACTTGTTGGCATAACTAATAATTTATTGTTCTGGAACTTCTACAACAGAACCGTTTTGAACAGCTTCTGCTAATGTAGCTTCCATAATTTGACTAGCTTTATCAGCTAATAATACACGCTGTGCTTCTTCTGTAGACAAAATAGCACGTAATGAGTTTAAAAGAATACCAAAATCATTTCCTGATAATGTGAATTCTGAATCGATTGCCCAAGTGTATTTCTTGTTTGGATCGAATGTTGGTGCTTGTTGAACTTGTTCTAGTTCGTCTTGTACAATTTCCATTTTGTATTTTATTTTAGTTTGTGTAAATGTATAATGAATAATTTACAATTGCAAATTTATTTTACTTGTGACTTATAAACTTTTTTATCGTCCCACAATTGAAAATAATTTCCTCCAGACCAATCTCCTAATGAATGTAATCCTCCTTCAGTTCTAGCTTCTTTTCCTATTGCAACAATATTGTTTCCCATGACAAAAGAAAAGTGATTATTTACTATCTTAAGATCTCCAACTGTTCCTTCAGTAGAATAATTAAACACCTTACCAAGAACTCCTGGACCTGTACAATCTAAAGCGTTTTCTCCATAAAATTGTGATTTACAATTATCAATAACAATATCTATAGCTTTTTTAAATATAGGATTTTCTTTTTTAGAATAAAACATCCCAATAGCTGGGTAATTAGGTATTATATCTCTAAAAAATACAGTATCACCAACAGGTAATGGAGACGTTAATCTAAAAGCTATATCTAAATACCAGCCTCCGTGAATATACATAATTGCATATCTAGCTAGATCTGACTTATATGAAAAAGGAATTAACTCATCATAAGCCCAAACTACATCTGGTTCAAAATGATCTTTAAATAATTGTCTAATTTCAACATCTCCCCAAAGCGTGTGCTCATACCTAGCTTTGATTAAATCAATCCTATCTAATATAATTTGAGAGGGAGAATTAGTTATGTACACTTGGTGTATCATTATTTACTTTTTGAAGTATTGAGTAGATCTGTCTCCTCCATGAACATGATCAGGTAGCACCCAACTAGATTCTAAACTACCTACATGTTGTACAAGAGATGGTGTGCAATTATATAAAGGTACTTTGAAAATATGCTTTATACAAATTCCTAATTTACTATCAAACATATTACCTGTATTATCAGAAATATTGTTAGGTTTACATACAACCTCTTCATAATTACTACATGCAAATGTTAACTCATCAATAACATCAATGTTAAAAACTACAGCTTGTGCACACTCAAAGTGTTGGGGATCGACTGTTTCTGAATTTAATCTACTAAAAAAGAGCCCAAACTTTAAATCAGGAATACTATTTACCCAGGCCAATCCATCTTTATATATATTCTTATATACATTAATATCATCTTCAAAAAATACAATGTGAGTTGTATCATTAAATCTAATAGGATCTCTTAATGTCTCCATTGAGTTTTCATTAAATCCCCCGCCTTTATTTTGAACTACTCTTATTCCGTGAGATTGAGCCATATTTAGAACGCTTGTATGTTCAATTGACTGTTCTCCATATTCATAATTCAAATTATCATTATATATCGTAACTCTATCTAAAGGAATATCTGAAGCTAATATTGAATTTATTGTGACACTTAGCCATTGAGTACCTTTATATTCAGGAAGCCCTTTTCGTTTTCTAACGTGAGCTCTATCTACTGTAATTATTCTAAATTCAAACATTGTATACGGTTTTATCTATCCACGCTGTGTAATAGTGTTTATTAACTTTTGTATATAAAATATCTTTATGGTTACTTATTTTCTTTAAAAAAAGAAGCTTACCAAACTCATCAACTACAAATGGATCAAGATTAGGATTAAGTATAATTTTAGTGTTATTAAATTTTCCTAAAGAAATTCTTTTGCTAAAACTAGATCTATGAAATTCTGTAGATCTAAATGCTTGACCTAATACAACAGGACCCGTTATATCTAATGGATTTTCACAATACTTTCTACCAGTTATATTACCCATAGAAATAGTGATTGCATTCTTAACTACTATGTCTTTAGGTTTTACCATCATGACGGCATTGTACAACTCAATATCTTCTTGTCCAGCAGGATGATCTAAACAAAATACTCTATCTACATTGCTAATTAATTCATCAAATGGTACTAAAGGTATTTGTGTAAAGTCTCCCCATATACCACCGTAGGTGTATAGAAGAAGATATCTAAATAGGTCACACTTATATGCTGTAGGAATAAGAGTGTCGTAAGCAACAACATAATCTTCTCCCCATTCTTCTTTTATAAATTGTCTACATTCTTCATCATCAAAGTAAAACAATTCATAATCAGGATTCTTATCTATAATTTCAAGATTATAAATACTTTTTACTATTTCAGGGAGAGCATTTAATGCAAAAGATCCTGATCTATAAATCCATTTAGGAATACCTTCGCCTTGCCAAACTCTACCCTTTAAATGTTTATAGCTTTTAATTTTAGGAGTATATATATTACCACTTTGCCATAAATCTCCATAGTATAAATTATCTTTCTTATCACTATATAAAATTGAATAATGATTAGATGATCTAATTTTTACAATTGGTAGATCATGATCATATATATAAGTCTGATCTGCCATATTATAGATATGCACATTGTCTGTAATTTTTCCTACAATAACATCATCAGTATTATTAAGTTTTTTGTAAATATTACCAAACATAACAGGTCCAGTTACGTCTAGTGGACTTGTTCCATATAAATCATTCTTTGCATTATCTACACACTTCTCTATAGTTGTGCGTAATAATATAGTATCTTTCACACTTGCTATAAATCCTACACATACTCCATTAGGGGCATCTGTATCTTTAGCTAATACCTCTGTATAATTTTTAAGAACAGTATCTAATGGAACTAATGATTCCATACTAAAATCCATACATATACCCCCATACATATAAGCTATTGTAAACTTAAATAAATCAGCTTTATATGATATAGGAACAAATTTATTATATGCAGTATGTATATCAGAATTATTCTGATCTTTAATAAATTCTAATCTATCTTTTTCATCAAAATAAAATAATTCATATCCAGGATTATTTTGTAATTGATTAATATACATCTGAGTTATTACTGGATGTAAATTTTCTACAGATTCATTTCCTGTTCTAAATATCCATTTAGGAATTCCTGGTTGATCCCAAGTTCTTCCTTTTAAATCTTTGTAGGTTTTAATCATTGGTTTTAATTGGTTATAATGTTATTTCAAAGGCAATAACTGCGTTAGTTTTAATACTCTTGCTCATGTTGAGCTTTATTTGAAACTGATTATGGAATTTAAACAGCTCTTCTATAATAGCATTGGTATACTTTGGTAGAGAAGGAGCTAGTCTAAATGTGTATGATCTAGGATGCTTGATGATCTCCATAGTTGATAGCTCATCTATAGAATCAATAATGCCCTCAAGATGTGCAAAATATAGCTCATCATTGTAGGGCATCACTTTAGGAAAGAACTTTTTACTAATTTGCATTAGCTCAATGTTAATAAGTATTTAGTTGTAGCTGCTTTTCCAGACAAGCTTTGAGCAACGTTTTCAATATCAGGCATGTTATTAGTAGCACCGTAGTTCTGTAGCTGCTTAGAGAATGATAATAACTCAGCTACAACTTGATCAGATACACCTGCAGCATAATCTTTTAACTGTCCTGGATTACCAATCTTAGCACGAGTGCCTGAGTATCCCATGATCTTCTCAATGATCTCATCTTTGAAATCAATAACAGCTTCATATAATTTACCAAGACTTTTATGTTCTGCATAAGAACGTGTAGCCCAGTGTAAATTATGTAATTGCAATTCGAAGTATGTAAGTTTTGTAGCTATAGAATCAGGAGTAAGATCACCTGAAGCTGTGCTTAACATTTCCTGTGGAAATAAAGATTTCAAAGCCATTTTATTTTTTAGTTTATTTAATTAACAAGGATACGATGTGTTGTTTAATCCAACTTGCCAGTAGGTAGATCCGCTACAAGTGAATGTTTTATTAGCACTACCACCAGGCACTGTTTTATATGCTTTAGTAGCTAAATTTACATAATTTTTTGGAACTCCCAACCACGCTTCTATACCTAATTGAGAAGCTACATTATCAATTCTATTAGCATAACCTACATTATCACCACCAGCGAAACAAAGTCCAATAATTTTCCACACACCGCTGAAACTAGCAATCAATGCTGAACCAGAATCTCCAGGAAAAATAGGATCTGGACAATCTGGATTACTTCTAGTAAATGCAATAGAATCTGCAAATGGTATAGTTTGTGGAAATCCCTGTAGATTATATCCTGACGTATTAACAACTGCTCCAATTCCTGATATAACTAATCCACAATTTCCTTCACCTTTAGCTCCAGTTGTTCTACCAGAAGAATATACTAATGGATTTGTAGTTAATAGAGCATTAATTTCAGCAGTCGATGCAAAAGGCATAGCTGCTGAGTAATTTAATCCAAATTGTTTTATAGATTCGGTATTAGATATATCCGCAGCTGCTACAGAAATTAAAGCACCATCTACTTTATTATTATTTGACAAGTACAAAGGTACATAACGCAATACCTCGCCTATTTTTAATGTAGGATTAGGTGTACTGTTTTCACCATTTTGATAAACATTATCTGACATTTCATTCTGAATAACGCCATTAATGTTTCTATCACTTGTAGAAAAACCATCTAGTATTACTACGTGATTATTTGTAACGCCTACTAAAGCTTGAGTGCCTGTTTCTACAGCTATAAATCCTAGTGTACCTACTTTACCTTGATTATTGAATGAGCCTAACGATATACCACCTTTTAATGGTCTAACAGTTCCTCTATTTCCAGGAGGGATAACTTGCCAGTTATAACAATTAGCTGTTGTAACAGGATCACAAGCAAGTGCTTGCACTTTACCTACTTGAATAACATCAGTTGCGTATTCTACACCATCTATAGTTACAGAAGACGGTAACACTTGATCTTCAGAAAGTTCTTCTAAAGGAAGTTTAGTCTCAACTGTAAATGTAATACCTAACTCTCCTGTAAACTCTCCATTTGATACCTTTCTACCATAAGAAACACCAACATTCTCAGGAGTGCTTTCAAATAATTCTTGAATTTTCTGCTTTATGTTTTCTGTTAACATGATTTAAAGAATATCAAATTTCATAAACACTGTATAAGGACCAGGAACAACAGCAGTTGTCGTAGTGGTAGTAGTAGGTGTTTGTGTTGTAGTAGTTGTTGTAGTAGAAACTGGGGGTGTACCCGTTGTGGTTGTAGTAGTAGTAGGGGCAATTGTTGTACTAGTGGTAGTAGTAGAAGACGTAGATGTGGATGTAGTGGTAGTAGAGGTAGTAGGAACATACGGTCTGTATGTTGCATTAATCTCTAACCAATATGTACCAGAATCAGCATCACTAGGAGCATTAGATAACAATAACAAACTACTAGGAACAACCCTACCGTATGCATCAAGTCTAACAAAAGCTCTTAATGCATTAGATGTTACATTATTACCAGTAACTAAACTTACGGGTTGCCAAAAGCCAACCTTTGGTCTATAAGGACTAATGATAGGACCCCCAGGGACTATTCGTCCGTGGGAGTCATATCTTACGTAAGCTACATTACCGTTTCTTCCTAACATATTATATTATTAGCAAGGGAATCCTGCTGTTAACACACCATTGTTAAAGTATACACTGTATTTAGTTCCAGAAGGGAATCCTTGCATCACTGCATACCAACCAGTTCCAGTAAATGGAGTTGTAAATGCAGAATCGTAATACAACTGTCTTCCAGTATCATATCCAGATCCTAAAGCCCATAACGTTTGTGTGCTAGACCATGGAGATGGGTTACTGCAAACTTCAGGACTACTTCCAAGAGGACCCACACCTACTGTATACGCACTTGGTCCTTGTGTAGTAGTAGATGTTGTAGTAGCTGCACAATTGAAAACTTGTAAATATCCTCCTGAAAAAACTTGTAATTTAGTAAGGCCATTAGCTATTACAAATCCTGTTTGAACAGGTATAGTTAATGCTGCGTTAGTAAATAGTGTAGATCCTTCGGAAAGATAAGCAGAAGCTGAATAGAATACAGCAGGGGATTGTGCAGGTTCACTACAAGCTTGATTTACACCAACCCAATATGGTAAAATAAATGCTGTAGGAGTTACACCACCACTACCTTGTGTAGTTGTAGTTGTTGTAGATCCACCATTACAACACAAGTTTGCGTTAATCTGTTTCCAGTTACCTACTTTAGGCTTATTCACTTGAAAGATAGGACCTCCTGATATAACTCTACCAGTACCATCATATCTAACCCAAGCTTTTAATTTACTTTGATTTGCCATGTTTTTATATTTTATATAGAGCACACCATTAAGATGTGCTCTATTTATTATTTAATTAGATTAACAAGGATTTACTTGTATAATTAATCCAGCAGAAACTGTATAAACTACACTTTCACTTTGAACTTTTACCCAAACATATCCTCCGACTGGTTGTGTTAATGCTGCGTCATAGTATAAATATCTTCCTAGACCAAGAGTTGCAGAAGAACTGTAGACTACAGTTATATATCCGTATTCATTTCCGCAAGCTTCTACTTGACCTCCTGCAATACGAGCAAGGAATGCTGTTGGTGTAACACCACCACCTCCGTTAGTAGTGGTTGTAGTTGTTGATGACGGAGCACCGTTACAACATAAATACTCTGGTATTTCAACCCAGCGACCAACGCGAGGTTTGTTCTTTCTCAGAATCAGGCTGCTTGCGACAACCCTTCCGCTACCATCGTAGCGAACAAATGCTTTTAATTTCTTCTGATTATTAGCCATGTTAATTAATAAGTTAAATTATATTTTTCTTTAAGTTCAAGAAGTCTACTTACATAAAAATGAGTGCCAAGAAATTTACTCTTCTCATTATTATATACGTATTCTAAATGCGAGTCAGTGAAAGGATCCATACCACTGTGATATTTACCTTTATAGAATGTAGGGATCTCACCCATAGAGTCTCCTACTATTCCAGCATTATGAAAGATCCCAAGCTTTTCTACTTTAGTCATTGGATCAGAAGCCCAAGAGAATTCCATTTCAGGAACCACTTGTGTTACGCCTCCAACTCTCCATAGATTCCATAGAACAGCCCACATATCTGCACACCAACTTTGAAAACCTCTGTTTTCACTTTCGAAAAATTCTTGATTAACTCCCATTAAGAACATACGAATAGAAATACAATCATTCATTACATGTTCCCAGAAGTCTGCATCTATATTCTTTAATAGATATTGAGCTCCTCCTGAGTGTAAATTGTAATGTTCTGCAATTTCTCTATTAACACCACAGATACTTGTAGTTTCTTGTAGAATATCTCTAGCCTTGTATTCTTCTAGCTTACTAGGAAGAACATCTCTTTCTTTACTATCAAAGTAACTAGCATTAATGTAACTGTTTGTATCTGATAGATAGTGCACATCATCGTTGATGTACTCATCAATGTTAAACTTGTCTGTAAACACTACATCACAATCACAATACATTAATGTTTTCTCTTTCATCTCAGGATGATCCTGGAAATAACGCATCAATGTGTATGGACGTAGAACAGAAACATATAGTCCTAACATCTGGCTAACTGTATTATCCTCATCCTTATAGAAAGCAAACTCTGCTTCTGGATATAGATCAACAATCTTTTGCCATTTGTCATTAGGTTCACGAAAGTGTGGAGTAAAGATTAGCACAATTGCTTTGTCTGAATGTCCAAGCTTTCTCAAGCTCTCTAGCCATAAATGCACTTGCCATGTAAAATATACATCATCTGGTTGTGCACAGATAAATTTAAGATCCCTCATGTAGTTTAGTTGGTTTGTTTTATTATTATTTTAAAAAGATCTTACTGCACGAACAAAAAATAAGTTGGACTTACCAAAAGTGTACTGAGCACCATCGCTGAAATCCTGAGACCAATTACTATTGATGTTGTGTTCAGTAGAACTATGGTAGATGCTATTAGAGGAAGTAGGAAATCCACCAATAGCGTTTCTATTTATATATAGTGCATTTAATTCATCTTTACTTGGTAAATACCAATCAGAATATCCACCTTCTGTTAAATCACCACATGATCTAGCAGCAATACCTGCATCAGGACAGCCAGTCATTATATCTATAGTATTCTGATTACCAGTGCCTATTACTACACCATCTGCTCCTGTTAGTTCCGTACCATTACATCCCCATTCTGCATTTGAAAGATTTGCGGCTGTAACAACTAAACCTGATGTACCTGATGTACCTCCACCATTAATATAAGCTATAATACCACCTAATGCAGCTTGACCTATTGTATAGATTGTTTGTGTAGTTGTTGTAGTTGTTGTAGTTGTAGTAGGAACTACAGTAGTAGTAGTAGAGGTAGTAGTTAACTGAACGTTTCCTGCTACTTTTATCAAGTTCTCTAACTGCTTAGAAATATTCCAAAGCAATTTAGCTCTTTGACTCCATCCTATTTGTTGACTTGGTATTGCCATTTCTAATTAATTTAAGGAGCTACAGTTGTAGTAGTTGTAGTGGTTGGTACACTAGTTGTAGTAGTGCTAGTAGTTGTATTATTAGGAATATTATATATAACATTAGTCAAATACTCCAACTGCTTAGAGATTTGCCACAACAGATTTTCTTCTGTTCCCCAACCTATTTGTCTAGATGGTATAGCCATTTTATTGTTATTTTAAATATTATTAGTTAGTAGTAACATTCCACCCACGTCCTTCCAATACAGCTTTAGCAGCTAAACCAGTTGCAGAAGGTGCTGATGATGTACCACCAGATAAATCTAATGTACAGTTAACTGCAGTTGTACCAGCAAACTTTACTAAAATATGATCTACTGTTGCTTGTGTAAAAGCATTACCGCTCCAGTTTACATATAGTGAATCACTTACATATGATAATGAAGGTATATTTACTGTAGTTAATGATGGACATTGTGAAAGGTATAAACTTGAATTCATACCAGGGTTAATAATATTAGCTAATGCAGGAAGACTTACTGTTACTAAAGTACTAATACCACTTAATGACAACTCTAAATAAGCTAAATCTGAAATAGTAATAGATGATAAAGTTCCATTGAATCCTCCAAAAGTACCAATACTGATAACTGGATATGAAACAACAGACAATGTTTGTGTACCAGCTGCTGTATTTGCAAAAACTTTAACTGCACCATTCCAAATAATTTTAGAAGCAGTACCTAATGTACCAACTGTTGTTAAAGTAAATGATGATCCTCCACCACCAGGGTTGAAGTTAGCAAACTCCGTGTTTACTTCATTTACAAGTTTATTAAGGTTAGCTAACTTAGCTACCTCGTTATCACCAATTGTTCTCCCTGTATCTTTCTTAGCACTCTGTGGAGTAAATTTTGATATTGCCATGATAATTTTTT